GCCGTGGTCAACGACAACACAGAGGTCATGTTCATGCCGGGCAGCCTGCCGGTTGACGGCAAGGCGCCGCGGCTGTTCATGTACCATGACGCAACCCAACCCGTAGGCGTCGTGACAGAGCGCGTCGAGACAGACGAAGCAATGCTTTTTAGCGCCCGTATCAGCGCCACCACGCTGGGCAATGACGCGTTGACCATGGCGCAAGACGGCACCATTGACCAAGTGAGCGTCGGGGTAAACCCCACGAAATTCAGCTATGACGAAAAAAAGCGCATGATTATTGAGGCCGCCGATTGGGTCGAATTGTCGCTAGTGCCGGTAGGTGCTTTTGGTGACGCCGCCCAGATCACAGACGTGGCGGCAAGTATCCACCACAAACCCGATACGGTGCGCAATAATGGCACCGTGACCGAAAGCGAGACACAGACCATGACCACCGAAACCGCAGCCCCCGTGATTGAGGCAACCGTGCCAACCGCCGCGTTGCCCGCACAACCCAAGCGCCAATTCGACCTGCCAACCGCGGGCGAATACATGGCCGCCATGCACATTGGTGGCGAAACGTTGCGCAACGTGCAAGCAGCCGTCAAGGATTATGTCAAGAGCAAGCAGAGCGCGCTGCAAGCTGCAGCTGGTGACGTGATCACTACGGATACACCCGGCTTGTTGCCTGTGCCCGTGCTTGGCCCGGTCATGGAGAACCTAAATTACACCAGACCTGTTGTTGCGGCAATCGGCGCACGCGCCATGCCAGACGGCGGCAACAGCAAAACGTTTATTCGCCCAACGTGGACTACGCACCCAAGCGTTGCCGCACAGTCAACCGAATTGAGCGCGGTAAGCGCAACCACGCCCGCGATTGCGTCAAACGTGATCAGCAAGACCACGCTGTCCGGACAGGTCACTTTGTCGGTTCAGGACATCGACTTTACGAGCCCGGCGGCGCTGCAAATCATTTTGCAAGACCTTGTCGGTCAATACTTGCTCAAATCTGATGACGTGGCGGCTGACGCCATTGTTGCTGGTGCGAGCGCGTCAGGGTCGACGTGGACAGTCACGGCAAACGATCCGTCAACGCTTGTTGCGGCGCTGTATGACGCAGCCACCGACATTTTGAGCGCCACCAACTTTTTGCCTGACACGATTTTTGTGTCACCAAACGTTTGGCAATCGTTGGGCGCACAGCTCGACGCAGACAAGCGCCCAATCTTTCCGTATGCCGGTGCAGCCGGTCTGATGGGCGTAAACGGTCTAGGCACGGCCAACATCACCGTTGCCAACACGTTTAACCCGTTTGGTCTCAACCTTGTTGCTGACCGAAACTTTGCCAGCAACACCATGATCGTGGCCGCGTCGCAAGCGTGTGAGTTCTACGAGCAGGTGCGCGGGCTCATGTCGGTTGAGGTGCCGGGCACGCTGGGCCGCACGTTCAGCTACTACGGCTACGTGGCAACGTTTATTACGTACAGCAGCATGGTGAAATCAATCGCCATTGCCTAAACCGAAAGGGGCCTAACAATGGCCGCCTACACGGTCACGTTTAAGCAGCTGATCGACAATTACGCGGTGCTGCAAACGCTGACACCAAACGAGGTAGAGGTAGGCCGCAGCATTACGGTTACCAGCGTTGGCGCGCCGTTTAACGGCACGTTCACGGTGTACGCGTTGCCGCAATACCTTTACATTGGCACCGACACAGAGGGCGATTTACTTTATGACGTAGACACTCCCGTTCCCAACCAAATACTGTTTGCGTGCACCGCTGATGACGTAGACCGCACCGCCGCCACCGGCACCGTCACGTTCACGCCAACGTGCACGTGGGTCACGGCGGCACAAATTGAGGATTGGTTAGGCATAGGCACCGCCAGCGCCGCCGACACAGCGTTTTTGACGCAATGCGCCAGCGCGTGCAACCAAATGGCGTGGCGCCGCCGTTTTGAGGCGGGCTATTTTGACAGCCTGACCACGAGCCCCAGCGGTGACGTAACGTTAGGCACGATCATGTGGGGCGGCGCGCTGTACCGGGCGCGCGGGTCGATAGACACGTTTGCCAGCTTTACCGAAATGGGCACCGCGCCAACCGTAGGTTTGTCACCCATGATTAAACAGTTGTTGGGTATCGACAGGCCGCAGGTTGCGTAAATGCCCGTTGCGTACACAGATTTATTTAATGAGTGCTTAGACGATTTGGCGGCAACGCTTAACACGGTGAGCGGCCTGCAAGTGGTCACAGATCCACGCAATCTGGTACCGCCATGCATAATGATTGGCGCACCCACGTTTACGGTGTTTACGTCAAAAATTGTGCGCATGGCCTACCCTTGCCAAATCGTGACACTAGGCCCGAGTAACCTTGACGCCATGAGGTCACTACTCAACATTTGTGCGCTGGTTTTAGATAAAAACGTGGCCGTCACAGAGGGGCGCCCGACCACGCTGGAAATTGGCGGGGTCATGTTGCCCGCGTATGAGCTCACCGTAGCCATGCAAGCCGAAACCGTATGAGCATGATGACCAAGCTGGTAATCGTTAGCCCGCTGGTGGGTACACCCGGCGACGAATTCACACCCAAACCGGGCGTCAACGTACAGGCCTTGATTGACGGCGGTTTTATTGTCATTGTGGCGAGCGAGGTATCCACCAAAACGTTGGGCAAGGCACGTAAAGTAAAAGCAGCACCCAAGGAGTAACACACATGGCCGCAACCAGCACCTATCTCAGCAACCCCGTGGTCACCGTCAATTCGGTGGCGCTCACAGGTTTTTGCACGCAAGCAACGTTTACCCAACGCGTCGAGGCGCTAGAAAACACCGTGTTTGGTGACACCGCCCGCAGCTACGGCGGCGGTCTTGGCAACCACGAGATCACATTGACGCTGTACGCGTCATACGCCGCAAGCGCCACCTACGCAACGCTGAAAGACTTGGTAGGCACGACCACCACGGTCATTGTCAAACCGACAAGCGCCGCCGACAGCGCCACAAACCCCGGGTTTACGTTGACGGGTTGCTATTTGAGTGAACTACCCGTGATCAATGCCAACCTAGGAGAGCTATCGACGTTCGACGTAGTTTTCCAAGGCGGGGTTTACAGCGTTGACGTGACCACCTGATAACGCAACTAACACGACACAGACAGAGGGCAGATGAAAATTAAACTACGTGTAACGTGCAAACCCGGTGACGAACCTGTTTACGTCACCACAAACCTTTTGTGCATAGCAGAGTGGGAACGGTTGCGGGGCCGCAAAATGAGTGACGGGCGCGGCGTTGGCGCAACCGACATGGTGGATTGGGCGTTTTTTATGCTCAAACAATCGGGGCGGCTGATCAAAGAAACAGAGCCAGACGCGTGGCACCGCGCCAACCCAGAGCTTGACATTGAGGGGGTTGACATGACAGACCCAAACCCTACGGAAGCGGCACCTACCGCCGCCAACTAGCAAGCGTGCTGGTGGCCACGGGGTTTTGGCCGCACGAAATCCCGTTTGATAGCCGCGATTTGGCTACTGTTATTTATCTACTCAACAAACGAGCCAACCCATGACCGCTACCACCACCGTCAAAGTGTTTGGCGTCAAAGAGGCGCTTAAAGAGCTGAACAAGCTGGACAGCGAGCGCCGCAAAGCCGTTAACGCGCGCGCCGTCGACATTGCACGCCCGGCCACCGACAGCATTAAAGCCGCATACCCGGTGCGTTATCTGTCGGGTATGTCGCGCACGTGGCAACGCCGCGGGCGTGCGCTGTTTCCCTACGATCAGGCAACCGCGCAAAAAGGCGTCAAACTTAAAATTGACACAAGCAAAAAAAACACGTCAACCATACGCATACAGCAGCTCAACCCGGCGGCGGCAATTATTGACATGGCCGGTAAGGGTGGCGGGCAGACGCCGCAAGGTACCCGTTTTGTCGACGCGTTGCAGGCACAATTTGGGCCGCCGTCGCGCGTCATGTGGCCTGCGTATGAGCGCAAAGCCGCTGACGTAGAACGCCAAATGTTTGAGCTGATTGAGCAGCTAATGGCTGAGCTAAACAAACGGTTGGTGATGTAATGGCAATTCGCATACCGATTGTTAGCGATTTTGACAGCAAAGGTTTAGACAAGGCCGTCAAACAGTTTGAGCAGCTGGAAACAAGGGGCGAAAAAGCGCAGTTTGCTTTGGAGAAAGCGGCGGCCCCGGCTGGTGCGGCGCTGTTGGGTTTGGCGGCGGCGGCAGGGTTTGCCACCAAGGCCGCAATTGATGACGCGGCGGCGCAAGCCCAGCTTGCCGGGGTTTTGGAACGACAGACGGGCGCCACGGCAGCCCAGATCGCTGAGACAGAGGACTTTATTAGCGCCATGTCTGAGGCCACCGCTACGGCTGATGACGCGCTACGCCCGGCGCTTGCCACGCTCATAACCGCCACGGGAGATTTGACGCAATCACAGCGATTGCTACGGGTCAGCGCTGATTTGGCGGCCACGTCAAATGTCGACGTTGCCACCGCGTCAGACGCGTTGAGCAAAGCGTACAACGGCAACCTTAAAGCGCTGCAAACGCTAAACCCGGCGTTGCGCGGCGCAATCAAAGACGGTGCGACGTTTGAGCAGATCATGGCCACGCTGGCCGAAACCACCGGCGGCGCCGCGGCGGCGGCGGCCAATACCACGGCGGGGCGTTTTAAGAGCCTGCAAATACGGTTTGGCGAGCTGCAAGAGGAGATAGGCACAAAGCTGTTGCCGGTAGCCGAAAAGTTAGCCAATTTTCTTATTGGCGTGGTTGACACGGTGAGCGATAACGCGGCGGCGTTTGTGGCGTTGGGTGCCGCAATAGGCACGATTGCTGGCGTCATTTACGCCACCAACACGGCGTATGCGGCGTACAAAGCCATTGCGTTAATAGTCAAGGCCGTTAACTTTGCGTTGGGTACGTCATTTACCGCGGTGCAGGTTGCCACGGGCGTGGGTATTGCGGTGGTGGTCGCCGCCGGTGCGGCGCTTGCGGCGTACATTGTGGCGCAAAAGAAACTGCAAAAAGAGCTTGACGCAAGCATTGACGGCGTGCAAGACCTAAACGCAGAGCTAAGCAAAGTGCCGTCGATCAGCAACGCCACGGCTGGCGCGTTGCAACGGCTTGACACGGCGCAACGGCGCGAAAATCAAGCGCGGCTTGCGTCAGCAGACGCGTTGGAAAAATGGAACCAGCAAGCAACAGCCGCCTACGAAAAAACGCAAGCCAACGCAACCGCAACGGAAAGCTACGCACAAAAACTAAAAGACGCATTGGGCAACGCGCTTGATCAGGCAAAGGACAAATTGCAGGCCGCCAAAGACGCGTTTAACGATTTTGCGCAAAGCGTGTCGGTTGGCGTGCGCGCGGGTTTGTCATTTGCCGCCGCCTACCAGCTCATGCAAGCGGCCAGCAAAAATGCCGCTGAGGCGTCACAAGACGTTAAAAACGCACAGGCAGATTTGGCAAAAGCTATTACCAAGGGTGATCTAGACAAGATTGCCGAAGCGCAAGAAAAACTTACACAGGCGCAAAAGGCTGACGCAATTGCGGCGGCTGAAAACAAAGAAACGTTTTTGGGTCGAATTAAGGCACAGGTTGAGGGGGTCAAAGAGTACGCCCACAATCTGAAAACGTTGTTAGAGCGCGGGTTATCGCAAGACGCGCTCAAAATGGTGCTGGGCGCCGGGGCTGAGGCAGGTTCAGCGATTGCGCGCGAGCTGGTAGCAGGCACCACCGACACGATTACGGGGCCAGAGGGTATTAACGCCATGGTGGCCGCCGCACAGGCCGCAGCCGACGCCGTAGGGATTGACGCGGCTGGCCGCTGGTACCAATCTGGCATAGACCAAGCCACGCAAATTGTTGAGGGCATAGACGCAGCTTTGCAGGCCATGACGCCGCGCCTTATGGCCCGCATGGATCAGATAGCCAAAAGCCTGAAACGCACCGTTGACGTGACGGTACGCATTACAGAGCACGTAACCCGCATTATTGGCGGCGGCTCGGTTGGCAATATTCCGCGCATGGCTGAGGGCGGCATTGTGACCCGCCCAACGTTGGCGCTGATTGGTGAGCGCGGCCCAGAGGCCGTGGTGCCGCTCAACCGGGGCACGTCAATGGGCGGCGGCATTACCGTCAACGTCAACGGCGGGCTGGCCACGAGCGCTGAGATAGGGCAGGCAATCGTTAACGCGTTGCGTGCTTACAACCGTTCAGCGGGGCCGATCAACGTAGCGGTGGCGTAAATGTCAACTGCAATAATTCAGTCAGGCAATTACGCGCTATTGATTGACACGGGGCAAAGCGTTGACGGGTTCATACTTGATGACACGGTGCAGGGCGTGTTAAACAGCGTGTACGTGCTTGACGGCACCACGGAATTTGCAGACGTTACAGACGGCTGCACGCACATAAACGTCAAACGCGGCAGGCGTGACGTGGGCGATCAATTCAGCGCAGGCACAATGTCGTTTACGCTCAATGACACGGCCGTTGACGGCATTTTTAACCCGTTTAACACGCTCAGCCCGTACTATGACGTGGCGCAAAGCAAGCCGGGGTTGGCGCCGTTGCGCGAGGTGCAGCTAATCCGTTATGACGCCAGCAACGTGGCAGAGCAGTTGTTTAACGGCTACGTGGTCAACTATGACTACAATTTTGCGCTAGGCGGCACCGACACGGTGACTGTCTATTGTGCGGATCAGTTTTATTTATTGGCGCAAACGTACCTTGACGAATACAACGTGACGGCACAGACGAGCGGCCAGCGCATTACCAGCGTGCTGGCCTTGCCAGAGGTCGACTACACGGGCACCACCAGCATTGCCACAGGCACCGTAGACCTAGGGCATGACGCCAGCTACACCGTGCCAGACGGCACCAACGTGCTGGCTTATTTAAGCCAGATCAATGACACGGCCGAATTTGGGCGGCTGTTTATGAGCCGGGCGGGCGTGCTGACGTTCCAAAACCGTATTGGCAACACGCTCAGCGGCGCCGTGGTCGATTTCCATGATGACGGCACAAACACACCGTATGACACCGTTGGCATAACGTTTGAGGCAGACCAAGTAGTTAACCGCGCGGTAATCACGGCGCTTGACGGCAAGACTGCCACCGATACTGACGCGGCCAGCATTGCGCTTTACTTTACGCAAACCGACAGCATTACCAACAGCTTATTGCACGTGCAGGGGCAAATTGACGCTGCGGCCACTTACTTGCTTGACGGTGAGCCAGAGGCCCGTTACACAGACGTTGGCGTCACGTTTGCGGCGCTCACCACGGCCCAACGTGACGCGGTGGCCGTGGTCGACATAGGAGACACAATTACCATAGAAAAAACGTTTCCCAGCGGCGGCGGCACCATGCAGCTGGCGCAAGAGCTAAGCGTTGAGGGCGTAGAACACGTGATTGATCTGGCTACGGGCCACCGGGTCACGTTGTTTACGGCGCCGACCACCATTGTTTACGAGCTAATTCTTAATGACGCCATTTACGGCATTTTAGACACTAATGTTCTAGGTTGACATGGGCGCCAACGCACAGACAACCGTTCCGCTGTTTGCAAGTGGCGAAGTGTTGACGGCGGCTAATCAAAACATTAGCGCGGGTACCGGCGTGCCCGTGTTTGCCACTACGGTGACGCGTGACGCGGCGTTTGGTGGCAGCGGCGAAAAAACGCTCGCTGAGGGTCAGCTGTGTTATCTAGAAAGCACAAATGTGGTGCAGTATTACGACGGCGCGGCGTGGGCAACGGTAGGGCCGTCAAGCGCCAGCGGCCTTGTATGCGTCAAGGCGGAAACCTCATTCAGTGCCTCGTCGAGCGTGACCGCAGACAACGTGTTTACCAGCACCTACACCAATTATGTAATCAAATTTCGTTACACTACAAACAACACCGTGCAGCCATCATTCAAATTGCGCGCAAGCGGCACAAGCGCAAGCACAAATTACAATTACCAATACATAAACGGCAACGGCAGCGCAGTTGGCGCGGCAGGTGCCACGTCGCAAACTTCCGCAAACTTCGCTTTATACACCAACGGCGATTTCAAAGCCGCCGCAACTTTGGAATTATTTAGCCCACAAATTGCCGAAGCCACTAACTTCACGTCGCTAAATGCATGGTCGCCCGCTAGTTACAGCGGCCTAAACGTTTTTTGGGCAGGTAACCACAGCACCGCAACCGCATACGACGGTATCGAATTTTTAGTATCCGCTGGCAC